TTCAATGATTGCATCTGTGAAGTTCCAACTTAATATGACAATGTAATCAGGTTCATGCTTTTTAACTTCGCCTATGCCGACAATTGGAATTCCTGTTCCCGGTGAAAACTTTCCAATCTTTTCTGGCGTGTCGTCTGCTATAAAATCATTTATACAATTTGAACTCCTTACTATTTACCTGATCGCTAACTCGCTTCATATTTAACTGCAATACTTTTGCACGATCTACTCCAGGAACCGAACTTACAACCTGTTTATGTTCATCCATTGAATGAATTAAGCAAGATGAAGTAATTAAATCCATGTACGGATATGGCGTTAGTCCTGCGTTAAATACCCTGCGTGAAAAGTCTTCATGCTCACCACCATATAATTTATATTCCGTATCAAAGCCACCAACTGCTTTAAGGCAATCTCTGTGAATGTACAGCATGCACCCTGATGGCTTTTCGTATATCGTGCAGTCGTTATGATAGCCTAATACTTTTCGATTGAATGTATAACTTAAATGCTTTATTCCTGATGAAATGTAAGGTAAATGCCAATTATGAATTTTAGGCTGTACATCGTCATCCGCTAAAAATATATGTTTGCAATCGTCAAGCAATGAAAGGCAAGTATTTTTCGCTTGTGCTATCCCTGATTGATTAACTGTTACAATCTTGAAGTTAGGACTAAACTTTCTAAAATGTTCAATCGTATATTCAGTACACGCTCTGTTTCCAAAGGTTGTTATTCCTAAACCAATCACTTAGCAAAAATTAAATTCTCTCTATTTCTGTGAATCTCTCTGAATCCGTAGCCTTTGACATAATTAAAATACTTAGCTTGTAAATCTGCTGACATATTCCATTCAATGCATAAGCATTTACACCCAACCTTATTAAAATCAATTTGCTGTAAAATATCCCAGTCATTGCCCTCTGCATCAATTGTTATAAAATCGAATGTGCTATGCTTTTTAAGCAACCAATCAAATGTAACTAACTTAATTTTTTGCTCTGTAAATTCAACTCCATTCTGTTTCCATCGTTCAGTTTCCGATTTATTGACTGTTGAAACTAATCCCGAATCATTTCCGTTTTTAATGTGCGCTCCTGACTGATAGAATTTAACTATTTTATTTTCTTTACCAATACCAACGTTATAAATACTTACATTTTCGTTTCCTTCGTACAGTTCTGATAGTTTAGTAAACTCATTACCTGGCTCAATTAATACTCCACTCCATCCTGATTTTATTAAATCGTAACTATTGCTAAATGTAATTCCATCATTAGCACCAATATCTAACACAGTACCTTTTTTACCTCTGAAATAGTTTGAAACTATCAATGCTTCTTTATTCTGTGACTTCATGCCTTTTTCTTTCTCTTTATAATCGTAATGGTATAAATCGCCCTGCACAATAGCTTCTGTTTTAAGTAGTGGAAGTATTCGCTTACTATATTCCATATCCTCACCGAATGGTATATTAGGGAATCCAACTTGCAAAGCTATTTCACGCTTAACTGGGCTAATATGGTTAGGAGTGCGATAATAAATACCACCTGAAAAGAACCATTTGCCGAAACGCCTACTAATATGCCATTTACGCTTATTACCTCCATTAGTGGTCATAAATCCTGAGATTCCTATACAGTCAGGATTAGTCTTGCAGGCTTTTAGTATCTCGTGAACATAATTATCTGAAATATGGTCATCATCATCAATGAAAACAATATATTTGCCTTGTGCCTGCTGTAATAGCTTGTTACGCTTGACCCCGATATTATAACCAGTATCACCGTCAATTATAATTTCAACAAACTTATTTTTTTGTTTGTTGAGTGATGTCATTAGGCTTTCAAGTTCCTGTTTACGTTGCGGAATGGTTGCGATTAGGATTGATAGTACTATCTCCATTTTATTTCTGAATAAGGTATTACTGGATTTTCAATCCCAAAATTGTTTTTAAGTCGTTTGTTAAATAGCGTTTCGCCTTGAATCCAAGTAGAGTTATTACGAATACTTATCGCATCTTTCTTAAACTTACCAGTACTATAATGATTATGCGGAAATACTAAGCCTAACGTTATCGCTCTGCCAAGCATATGAGCAACCGCAGTCATTTCTTGATCACAGAACATATGGCGATATTCAGGATAATATATATAACCGAAACGATTATAATATGCTCTATCCATGATAGGCAGAGTCATTAAAGTAGGTTGCAATAGATCCTGAGTTTTTACACAATAGTCTAATTTGCCTTCAAATGCTTCAAGTAGCAAAGTATCCCAATGATCAGGACAACTGAAATCATCTGAAACGACAATGAATAAATCTCCTGATGCTTGTTTTACGCCGTTATTTATTGCATCGATAGCAGAACGGTTTGGACTACTTAATTTATTTCCGTTGTATTTATCCTGAGAAATATCATCATTATCTAAACTGAAAATATACTCAATACCTCCATCGGCTTTATCAAGCCATTCCTGACGAACTTTATTTGCAATATCTGCCCTGTTTCGGCTTGGGTGAATGATGCTTACTTTCATTTTGATAATATATTCTTAAGTTCATCGATTGATATTTCTCTACCTCTTAACCATGCTCTTTTCAATCCATCCTCAATTTATAATTTCTTCTTGCAAATCTTTCTGACATATAAATTACCGTACAACCACAATTGCAAGTCTGTGATGCTCCGGCCGTAGGATCTCCCGGTTGTGCCATTAACGTAATGCCTCCTGTTTCCTGATTCAATACCTGAAAGTCATCATCAATCGGTATCGGCGGTTTATTCCCCTCAGCAACGTGTGTATCTCTGTTCTCTTTCTGTGGAACGTGAATCCATTTCTTATACATGGTTATTCCGTTATTAAGATTAGAGTAATCATCTGCCGATCTCCGTTTCCCGACATTGGTTGCTCGTGTTACTTCCGTTCTTCCTATAAGCCTTGCCCTTACTCTGCCAATCTCTCCAAGTGTATATTTATAGATTCTATTAAATAATTGAGTTTGGGTATCACCTGCATCCAATCCATCCTGCAAGGCTCTGTTAATCGCATCCTGAGTGTTTTGCGATACATTCGTAATCATTGTAGCTAAATTGTTCACTACATAATCACGCATCCATAAACGCCATGTAGCTAACAATAATTGTAACTCTACTTTTGTACCTTCCTGTTTTTTAATTCTTGCATATTCTTTTTTAGCTTGGTCAACACCTGCATATTCATAAACACGAGTGTAAGCACGTGTCATTGGTTCGGCTGAGATTTGGGCGTATGGGTTTTCTAAAGCTGGACCGACCTGTTCTTTAAGCCCTTTGTAAAACTCACGATAAGCAAACTTAAGATAGCGATTTAAGTCCCTCTGATATAATCTCCTTATCTCTCTCTCGGTCATTGGTCAGTCGTTCTATGAGTAATTGTCTTTTATGCAGAATTGCCCTCAATTTTAATCGACAACAATTTTTAGGTATCGGGTAGCTTTCCTCAGCGATAATCTCCAAAGACGTCTTTTGCTTCTCCATCATCAGGTAATGAACTCGCAGCATCTGCCAATGGTACTTTCCCTGCATCTACTAAAATAACATCAGCGTCAGGAGTACCACGTTCATCAAAGTTAATCATTACACGCTTTTCGTCTATTGTTAATACCTGTGAATCCAAGTAAACCTCTTTAATCAGCTTCATATCAGATTGTAATTCAGGGTAAACAGTCGTATCAAAGTCAATCACATAATCCTTCTTATCAGATTTAGAGTAAGCAGGTACTAACCATTGCATTAGCTTTTGTTCAATCATATTTAAGAACGGAATAGTAATATCGGTTACTAAAGCCTTGCGTGCTTGTTCTTGGTTTGAATACGTTCCTGTGCCTCTGCCCAACAATATCGGATCAATTCCCCAAAGTGAGCATAAAGTCGTAACATCATCATTCATTGATTCAATGATCTGTAAAGCCTGTGGACTTAACCCTAATTGAATTGCCTGTAATGGCATACCTGATACTACTGTCTTGCCTTTGTTTGCAGGGCCGTTTATCTTTTCGCCTAATGCTTGTTCGGTTGCAGTTACCTGCGTTGGATTTAACCAATACTTTGAATCGGGATGATTAGGGCTTACTATGGTTTCCGCCCCTCTGTTTTCAAGTAGCTTTGATGATGAATATAACCCTACATCGTTACGCTTCAGGTACTTTAACCCGGCAAGCAAAGGGCTTTGCCCTCTAAGCTGATCGCCTGTAACAGTCCAATAGGGGTTAAACATTTTTATATGGCAAACATCTTTTTCAGGTATTTCTTTTGTTACATCGCCTATTCGTAGCTTATACCCTTTGACCGGGTTCATAATGTCACCTGCTACAATTGTAACCAAATGCGAAGGCATCGCATAAAGTTCTGTATATTTTCCGAAATTCTTTGAATCCTCTCCGGGGCCAACTCCATAAATGAACGCCTCACCACAAGTATTGTAAAATCCTGATACATCATCCATAAATTCAGACCATGTTTGATGCGGATTTGGATTTTGCAGTAATTTACCCAAGTCCGTATCTTCAGCAAACTCCAAAGCCTTTGAACGCATCGCAATAGACTGCGTATGTGTATCTGAATTACCTGAATATTTAAACTTCTTGTACTTAGTGGTGAGGTTCTTCCCTGACTTTTCGGTGTAAACCAACAAAGGAGCTATTTTATTTTTATCGCCAATCTTTCGGACAATGGCGTAAACATTGGCATTGCCTCTGTAACCTCGATTTACAAAAACTTCCGCTTGTGCATTATCATACCAAACAATATCATTATTGGTAAAATACTGATAGGCTATTTGGCTGAGGATATTATTCTCAACTGGTTGGAAAGTGCCTATAATTTTGGATAACCCCTTAAACATTAGCCATATCTTTTATTGATTAAAAAAACAGCCGAACATACTAAAATGTAGATTGCCCTTAGAATTATCCCCCAATCTAATGGGTTTATACTCCCCGCAATGAACGAAAATAGTAAAAAACTTATTGCAAATATAATTAAAAGTTCGTATAAAGACTCTTTCATGTTGTAAATGTAATTATTTTATTGCAAATTCAAATCTCTTACCTAAAGCAAACCACATCCGCATCATTATCATATCTGAGAAATCGGGCGACCTGCCTATCAGTTCTTTGATCTTATCTTTTGGCAATACCTGTTTTTTGCCATCTTTATCCTGATTGTATTGCTTTACCTGTTCTAATTCCTGAACGATTAAGTCCCTATACTCATTTTCAGCAATATACAAATTTGAACAATTTATCTGATTTGCTAATTTATAATAACATTGTGATTTCAGATTATTGTAATTTTCAATTTCACCGGACTGCGAATTCTCAATTGGTCGTGAATTATTGACAAACCCAATCGCACCGGAAAGTATATCAGTTACACCTCCACCAACTCCATCATCATCAATAATGACGTTACTAATTGGAATTAAAAACTCACGACATAGTAATTTTATTCGATCAGCAGCCTCAGTCACTTTGTTTCTGTCAATCGTAACGATTTTAATTAGCCTGAATCCGCTCCAAATACCTATAACGGTTTTATCCCTTCCAAAACGTGCAATATCAGCAGATAGGTACATTTCTCCATC